CTCATCACACTTAACAATATATTTAAACAATTTATCATCACTAACAATACGTTCAACTTTGGTTTGCGGTCGATCAGCTTGACAACCTATCTTGCGGCACATAGCTTTAAAAACTATGTCATGCCCATGAACTTCACCAGTTTCAACTAAAACAGCCCAATGCGCGAACTCATGCATGACAACTTGCCGCACGCTTTCATCAGTAGAAGTTTCAAGAAACTGCCTACTAAATTCAATTACTTGCGGTTTATAAGAATCAAATGGAACGGGTTCAGCAATAACTCTCCCAAGAGTTTTAGTCAATCTACCATTAATTTTAACAGGAGTATCATAAACAAGATCAATACTTTCAGCTAATTCTTGTAAATAATTCTTTATCTTTTGGATAGTCCACATAAAATTTCCTTTCTCTATGTTTATATTATAACATAAAGAAAGGCCAGTTGTCAACAACTAACCTTTACAGCGATACTCATGAAAACTTAATACTTGATCCCAAGACATATTTCTCCAATAGACTACTTCATTATTATTACACCAGTCTTCATGATTTAAACCGGCATAATGAATTATATAAGGGAAATCTGAAGGTTTACCTTTATCTGTCCAGTAATTACTATTATATAATGCTGGCATATCATAGATACGGCCTTGACATAAATAATTTCCCACATCTTGTTCAACCCATGTATATCTACGTTTATTTAAAACATCAATACATTCATCTGCTTTACCATCACGCATTTTATCTAAATTATAAAGAACGACTCCATGATTACAATAAAGTAATCCATTGTTACTTTTATGCCATTCATGTGTTGCACTAAAATAATAATCATCAATTGGTAATTCCCATAGATTAGATAAATCCTTTGCGGCAATTGTGTCACAATCTAATGACAATACTCTATGAATATTTTCATCTAAAACATGACATAAAGCAATTCGCATCATGGCCATATATGAAAATTGACTTTGCATATTTGGAGTCCCAGGTTTAAAAAAAGTTTGATTACTAACATTATGACACTCAATTAAATCTGGTAATTCATTAGGAAATTCATCATCTTCAATTAAAAAATGAATTTTATCAACACTAGTCATTCCAATCAGAGACTTTGCAGCAGTTTCCATATCTCCATAAAGATTACGAGTGCCAGTATATGCGGCATGTCTTTCCATTATTTTAAACTCTTTTCAAGTATTTCAACGAATCCTAAACGAGAAGGGTTTCTCCAAGTGCAAGAATCAACATTAAAACTCCACCCGTGATTTTCTAACCATTTTTTAGCATCGGCCTTATGTTCAAAAACTCCAAGTACATTACAATCAATAGGATTAGGACTTTCATAAAATAAAATACTAACAATCACAATTAGCTCCTATCTATCCAAACTTAATAATAAAACCTTGCGGCACACGTTTAATTTTACCATATTTTTTACATATTCTAATAATACGGTGTCTATTTCTAAAACCTTTAACACCAATTTCTTTCCAGTCAAAAGCCTTTTCTCTAATACCGCACTCACAACTAATTTGTATACCTTTTATAATATCTTTTATAGAATGATAATTAATTTGATTTTTTCTATGATTGAACATCTTCTACCCTCTTAATAATACTTTGTGGAACGTGTTTTACTAAAACATTACTCTCTTTTATAAAAATATCGTAATATGGTTCTGAATTATCGAAAAAATATCCAAATTTATCAATAATCTCAACTATTCCAATATATTCTTTTCCATCAAAAAAGAAAAAAACTTTATCACCATAGTCATAAAGTACATCTTTAATTTTAGCCATAGTAATTCCTTTCTCTTATGAATATATTATATCATAATTATTTAACATTTGTCAATAGCATGATTATTGCCATTGAAAACCACGTATACTATGGCCGCAAATAACATCTGTCTCAGCATAAATTTTATATCCATTTTTAGTAGCATTACTACAAAAATATAAATCTTCTGATAATGTTGCTCCATTTTCATACTCTATATATTTAAAAAATGGATGTGATAAATTTTGAAGAATTTTTACATCAATCATACCACATCCAAAACCGCCACCCTTAATTTCAATTTTACCACTTAAGCTAGTAATTTCTCCATAATTAAAAGTATCTACATAATTTTGTTGACCTAATTTAAAAATTTCAAATACACCAGTTTTAGTATTTTTGCGGGGATAACATCCTAAGCAAACTGGTTTAGGATCATTTAACATTTTAATTAACGTATATGAAGGAAGAATTACATCAGAATCAACCATTAATACATAATCATAATTACTTTTAATGGCATTGTTACATATATTATTTCTTGCGCGAGCACAGTCATACCCACGAATAAAATCAAAATCTACAATCATATCTTCAGTTTTTTCTAAATTATAAATTGATTTAAAAGTGTCAGGCAATATATTTTCAAATGTAGGTACTGCAATTAAAATTTTCATGTAATCTCCTTATAATAAAAAATCCTTACTACCCTAAAGAGTAGCAAGGATAGTAATTGCGGCCCTAGCAGAGCGATAATATACTAGGTTGCTTAGTTTTCAGGGATAAGCATATACCACCAGTTCACGCTTTATCGCTGGACGAGACTGTTTTTGCGGCCTATCAATGCGAAGAGACAATCTAATCTTCAGCAAGTTAAATACTATAACCATAACTATAAAAACGGAGAAACTTGCTAAAACTCCGGGAGAAGAGGTACATACATTTTAGCACAACCCAAGATACACCACGCGGAGGTATGTATGTTTAGTATCTCATATGGGGCAAGTACCCGCAAGTCTTGCCCCTTCCAATATTATTCATGAACAATATAATAAACAATTTTCTTATTATCAGTAAGAATAGGCTTAATCATATCACCCATATAAAATTTAAGAATACGATCGTTATTCTTACCTCCTATTAGAAGATGATATTCACTACCATCCCAATAGTCATTTTTTTGTGGCCAATAGGCAATAAAAATTGGAGCTTTGCCTTCTTTAAAATCTTGCTTGCTAAATGGAGAATTACCGTTATAAATCCAATCATTCTCAGCTTCAAGGATGATAATATCAAAATTAAAATAAATATCAATTACTTTATCGACGTATTTATCATATACTCGACCCGCATTATGTTCATACGGCTGATCGTCCCAATCATCACCCCAAATGTCATCATACTTATCTTGGTCACAGCACCACAGCCGCACAGCATTACCCTTAGTTTGCCAATCGCAAATTACGAGATTTTTCATTCCCATATTATCTTCTTCCTCTTGGGTTGAAACATAAAAATCTGCGTATCCATTTAAAATCCTATAGCGTACTTTAGGATGTTTGTTAAGATACGCTTCAAATTCACCCCAATTCTTAAAATATTTTACGTCTAAACCGTATGATGCGCCATAAGTATCTTCTAAAGTAATCATTAATAACTCAGCTCACAAACTATGATTACCTCACCAGGCTTAGGATAATAGATACCATAAGCATACAGGTAGGTATCTACTTGTGCCATAAAGTCTTTTAGAGCATTCCGCATGGGTGGCTCGGGTGCAACATCATCATCATAATCAGGCTCTTCTATAGCCATCCAATCCTTATGAGCACAAACATCACCCTGCGCCCATCCACGCAGTTCAAGATAGTCATAATACGTGCCTTCATTTACATTATAAGGCCAGGATCCATCACTACCATCAAACCAATCAGGATGCTCTTCTTTTAGAAGATTGACATACCACTCAGGAAGACCACGACGTGTGCCGATAGCTTCAAAATCATAACCATGACGATTATAACCTACAAGAAGTTGATTCAGCATACCATCACGAGTAGGAAATACACTATCAAGTTCTTTGCCGTTCTTGTCATAGAAGGCTATTTTTTCATATTTCTGCGTTTCCTTATTGCGGTGATAAACACTTGCCATCATATCAAAACCCATAATAACCTCCTAATTAAATATCTTTCCCTTTCTTTATATATATTATAGCATATAAATTATACGCCTGTCTAGAAAAAGTTTTAATCTTCACCTACATAAATTTGACCATAATCACTTCCATGATATACATCAAAATAATCATTAAAATCTACATTATATACTGTTGCATATAGAGTATGAGACATTTTTTCAATAGCTTGTGCTGCAGATGTAGCACAATGATGACCTAGGAATTGACCTTTCTGATAAATCTTATACTTTTTACCACTCATTTATTATACTCCTAATTCTGCTTTTAAAGACCTACTAATTAAATCATAAAGAATTTCATCCAAAAGAGAGTCCATTAAAGGATCATTTTCATTAGGATGGTCTTTGCGGAAATCATCAGCCATATAAATAATACCTTCCATTACTTCATCTGCTTTAGCTTCCGCATCTTCTTTATTAAGACCCCAACCAGTACGTTTACCCTCTAAAAGCCAATCACGAATCCAACTATTCTCAAAATGAATACAATCTTTATATGGCTTACCTTCAACATACCATTTTAAAAAATAGCTAATGCGGCATAAATGCGATAATTGTTTAGGGTCGTAACCAAACTTTTCAATCCAAGGCATGCGGCTTGGGTATTCATGACACAGGGCATGTCGTTTTTCACTCGCCATACCTTTCATACAAGAAACTGCGGCATAAGGATTAATTCTTGCCAATCCTTCCGCATTCTCCCGTAGCCTATTCCAAAGATCATAATATTTATTATTTACAATAAAATAGTCAGTAAATAAAATTTCAACAAAATTAATATTTGACTTGCGGAAAATCTTAAAATACTCCCGCACATCTTTACAATCAACATGCTCTTGGTTATCTGGCATTTCAAGAGTATGACTAATTGGTTTGCGGTTAAGCACAATATCTTCTAATGAAGGAATAACGAGAATTTTAGAATCAATATCAGACTCCGCATCTGCCATATTATAATTTTGACTTCCTTGGAGACAAAGAACAAACCAGTCTTTGTTATAAGTATTTATATAGTAAAGAAGATGTTCATGTAAACGTTTATTAATATCAATATCATTTAAATATGGCATTGTTATCTCCTTTAAAAAAATTCATCAAAAAATACATATAATCCATAAAAAAGTGTTACAATTATGATAATACTTAATATTATTTCAATAATCGTAAGAAAAATAACATTCGTTAATGCGACATAAATAAATAAAGGAATTAATACAAGAGTTATAATAGTATAAATTAATGCTTTTATATTAATATCGCTCATTTTTAATAATCCTCTTTATTATCAACAATTATATAACCAGATTCTTGTGCGACAAATTCTTGAGTAATCTCTTCAACCTCTTCAAGGATTTGCTCTTCAGTCATTCCTTCGATATCAAAATCACCAATTGCGCCGTAAGCACCAAATTCAACAAAACAATGAGCCATAATTATTTCCTTTCTTTTATAAATATATTATAACATAAAAATAAAACGCCCGTCAAGGAATAATCCTTAACAGGCGTAAATTAATAATTATTTAGTATTAACCATTGGTGTTGAATTTTCTGGAACAACTACAAGATTTCCTTGCGCACCAATTTCTTTAAGAGCATCAATATAGTGTTGCTGAATGATTTCTTGTGTAAGTGAATCATTAAGAATTTTATTTGCGTCAGCTTCACCTTGTGCTTGTACTACTTTAGTTTGTGCTTCAACCTCAGCAACAGACTTTTTATTTTCAGCTGTTTGCTTATCAATTTCAGCTTGCTGTGCTTTAGTATAACTTTCATTAATATTATCGGGATATTCTACGTGTTGAACATTAACTTGTTCAATAACTAATCCATAAGGCTTCCACTTTGTTTCAAGAGCTTCCCAAATAGCTTTAACAAATTCTTCACGTGCGGTTAGAATAGTAATTGTATCAAATTGACCTGCAACTTGACGTGGAACTGCGCGAATATCAACCGCACAAATAGCTTTTACAAAGTTTTCTTGAGTTCCATAATTTATATAAAGATCTTCTGCCGCTTCTGGGTCAAGTGAATAGTTAACCTGAACATCTACAACGGCTCTTGCACCACCACGATCATTCACAATAATACCAGAGCCATTTGCGGAACCACCTTCAAATTGCTCTTCTTCTGTTTCACCCATAAAGGAGAGGATGTTATTACGAATATCATAGCGAGTAATTTCTTGCCAAGGAGCTTTTAGACCAAAACCAGCTTCACTATCATGCCCAACTAGCTGACCACCCCAATTACGAAGGACAACAACTTCTCCAACAGATTGAGTATAAATACAAGAACCGAAAATAAGAACGACACCAAGAATAATTGGAATTAAACTCCATAGCTTAGGTGGTGTAATTTGTTTTGTTCTTTCTTCACCCCATGCTTCATATGTTTCTGTTTTACCAAAAAAGATCGCACAAATAATACCTGCGATTAGAACGATAATACCAAAAATTGCGAACATATATCTCCTACTGTTTTATAACCCAATCAGATTTACTTAACCAAATATAATGAGCAATAGTTGACGAATCAATAAATTGAAGCCAAAAACCATCATCATTTTCAAGAATACGACCTTTTGTATTAGTGCATGCTTCTACATGCGGAGAAGGTGGAGCATCTTTCAATACATCCAACCGAGGTTCTTTAACAATACGATGATTTTTACTCCAAATAACTTTTACGAAGTCGCCGTCTTTGTATTCTCGTTCATCAGGAACATTAGTGGTAAAAGATTCTGTGTGTCGCAACCATTCTTGCCATTTGTCATCATCATAGCTATAAGCATCATCTGAGTAGAGGAGATAGAAGAAGAGAATAGCCCACCATCCTGACCATCCTTGTTCATTAGCATAAAGGCTAAAGGGAGAACATCATTGCTCCTATTATTATCATTATTCAATAGAAGGAAGGGGAGCATGTTTCCAAAAGGATTGTCTTCATCCGCGGCCGATGCTGTAAAATCTATTAGACTCACAATCTTAGTTACAAAATCAAAACCAAATATAGACTTAGTAGGAAGAATTTTCTTAATCTCACCATCTGTTACATCAATAACAGAAATAGCCTTCCCTCTTGCCTTTGTAACAAACATTACATGACGATTATGAATAATTGCATCGCCTTCAGTTACATCTTTAATTGCAACAGGCATCATATAAACAAAATTATCACAACCAAAATTAATTAAATCAACATTAACAATTTCGTTGTTTTCTTTATCATAAGATACCCATTCACCATTACTATTCTGTACCGCAATACCAAGATGTGAAATCTTAGCACGATCACCGCACGGACCAAAATTAAAATTCTTCATTAGATCCATTCCTTGACTCTCCTTTTCATTATATTTAATTTTATTATTATATTTGGGACTTGATGTGAGTTGATCTATCATATGTTGAATTGCCGAAGTGCAATCACAAGCGGAATTCCCTAAATTTTTTAATTTATGGATAAAATCAATATCGTCTCCACTTATTTCTTCTCCATCAATCATAACTTTAGATGAAGTATTAAATATAATAGAATCTTCATCAATAGTCATATTACCTATCTTCATAGACCCATTATCAACTGTAATGTTAGGTGTATATGTTGTAGAGGTAGTATAAATATTACTAGGAGGAGAAAAATTATCACAACCACAACTACCCGCAGTTGTATTACTTCACATAGAGCTCCTTTCTATTGGATGGGTCAACTAATTAACTTTTCCTTTTCTTATAAATATATTATATCATATAAAAGGAGCATTCGTCAAATAATTTTTACTTCCAAAGAAAATGATTACTTTTTTAAGCCATAAATAATAACCATAGAAAGCATTCACAAGATATGCTCCCCACATAGCAATCATAATTGGATCACCAGCAATAATCCACATAATTACAGTGATTATATCAACAATAATCCAACAAGCCCATTGTTCTGCATATCTACGCCACATTAATAGAGAAGCTGCAATTGAAAGAATTGTCGTAGTTCCATCTAGAAGAGTCATTGCTCCTCCAAGAGAAAGTAAGATATAATGTAAACCTATAGTTGCGGCGCTAATAATAATTATACCGATAAGTATTTGTTTCCAGTTAAGAGCTTTAGGTATAACTTCATTTTTATCTTCATATTGATTTTTACTCCAAGTAATATAAGAAATTATATTAATGGGAATATAGAATAATACGTTTAATAAAACTTCTCCATAATATAAGTTATTAAAAGCAATAATAGAATAACCAATTACATTAATTAGGCCAAAAATAAATCCTGCTTTTTTACCTTTAGCACATAAAACCACAGAACAGATACCACAAAAAGCTGCAACTAAATCTACTGTTGGTAAAATAAATTCTTGCGGAGTAATTGTTCCGGCAAAGAAATATAGCCCAATAATAGAAACAATTCCAATTAATCCTAACTCAAATCAATTCCAATCATGTTGTTTCAAAATATTATTCATTTGAACCCTCCAACATTTCATCAATATATTTAATAGCATTTAAATAATTCTCTTCATAAGTTCCTGAAAGAACTTTAATATTATCATAATATTGAAAGAAAGTATCTTTTAATTTATGACTTAATTCCCATCGTTGAGCATTTTCTCTTTCAGTTCTCATACCATCATGTACAAAGGGAACAGTTGGTTCAAAGAATAATATTAAATCATATTTATTGTCTGCTGCAATAGCTTCAGCGGCTGGAAGAGGGGAATCTTCATATAAATCATTATAAAATCTAGTAATTAAAGCATCAGTATCCAAAAGAGCAACTAAATTAGCATCTTCAACAGCTTTAGCATTAGCCATATACTGTTGACATACGAATTGATTATACCATTCTGAACCTGGGCTATGAATATTAAAATTTTCACTTACTTTGCGGCCTTGTTCTTCTGAGTAACTTGTGTTATAATATTTAGCAAGTTTTTGTATTGTTGTAGTCTTCCCGCAAGAACAGGTTCCAACAAATAATACTTTTCGATTAATTAATTGCTGATAACTTCTAGGTAAATATTGATATGCCTGCTTAATATTCATATTTCTTAATTGAGTGCCAGAAATATTAATATCATTGCGGCATTCATCTAAAATAATTGAATCTGCCCAAGGGTAATATTGTTTAAATAAAATATCATACTTTGGTTCACTTGAATATGCGGCATCAAATTTACCCATTAATGCTATCATGTCTTGACATTCATAATACCATAGATCTTTGCCTTCTTGCTCAGCTTTATCATCTGCAGGTTTAGTGTCATACATGATAACTTCGATATTAGGAAAAGGTTTTAATTCTTTACGAATAGCCAATTCTCTAATGTGTGGAGTAAGGTATTTATTACCAAACTTAGTCTCTTGGGAAAGAGCTTCTAGCTCTTCTCTTCCATTGTACATAATAACAACATATAACTTATTACATTGTGATGCTGCTCTTAAAATACAATGTAAGTGGCCCTTGTGGAATGGAAGAAATTTACCACCATAAAATCCAATGTTATACACGATTCCTCCTTTCCGCCTTATATACAAAAAATGGGGATAGCCAAAATATAGCTATCCCCATAATAACATCATTGTTATAAGGCTCACATTTGGGGACAGTTTTAAGTCATAATTTGCGAATGTGAAAACATCTTGGACTTTGTTATTATATATAAAAATTAGCTTAAATATTTTATTATATTTTGATAAAAATTTTCTGGCGGAGAGTCAGGGATTCGAACCCTGGATACAGCTTAACACTGTATACTCGCTTAGCAGGCGAGCGCCATCGACCTACTCGGCCAACTCTCCATAATGGAGCACATAGTTAGATTTGAACTAACGATTGTACGGCTTTGCAGGCCGTTGC